AATGAAAGACAAGCTCAATAAGTTTCTATCCCGGCAGTTCGCCGGCTTTCTCTTAATATCCATAGTCGCAGCAATTGGAACGGAGATCAATTGGCCGTATGTAGTAGTTTACCTTACGTATGTATTAGGCAACCAAGTGTCGAAGCATTTCCCGGCGATACTTGATATCTTAAAAGCTAAATTTACAAAGGAATGATCCAGATGGCCGAATATGATAAAGGCATATGCAAGTCTTGCATATTTAATTTTCAACCGTTTCTGTGTAAGTCCTGCGACGAATACAAAGAAGCACTCGCGGCCAATAAGCAGGGTGATAACAAGTGAAACACTCCTGTAACTATTCCGGATGCGCTGCTATCATTGATCCCGGTGTCCGATATTGCGACAAACACAAGAAAGAAGCACAGAAGAACCAGGATCAACGCCGGGGATCAGCTAGTTCGCGCGGATATACATCCAAGTGGAGTAAGGCATCACAGACCTATTTGATGAATCATCCTTTATGCGTCAAATGTGGCCGCGCCGCCTCTCTTGTGGATCACATATTGCCACACAAAGGCAACCAAGAACTGTTTTGGAATTCTGACAATTGGCAGTCGATGTGTGCCACATGTCACAATATTAAAACGGCAAGTGAAGACGGAGGATTTGGAAATTCCATTAAGCCCACCGACGATCCATTACCAAATTGGTTACAAAAACACATCGATAACGTATGACCTCGATCTAAATTCAGATCAACCTTCATGATCTTATGAACCCTTGTCACAATTGAACGCGATAGGGGGAGGGATCACCCGTCAATATTGACATTGAAGAAAGACCGTACATGCCGTACTTTTTTCACACACGGTCAGATTACAAACCCCCCATAAAATACCAACCTCCATATACAGACGGGAATCTTTCTACGAATTCCTGTCATTTCTCATTATAGGTGTGATTTTTAATGTCCGATCTATGGGCAACGCCGCAATATTTTTACCAATGGTTAGATAGCATCTACCATTTTGATCTTGATGCCTGCGCCTTACCTCATAACACAAAGTGCCGGAACTTCATCAATGCTGATACGATAAATTCACTAACGCAAGATTGGCACAGAATGGGCACTACGTTATGGATGAATCCACCATATAGTGATACCGGAACTTGGGTTAGGAAAGCTTACGAAGAAAGCAAGAAAGGATGCATCGTGGTGTGCCTTATTCCAGCCGACGTATCAACAGGATGGTTCCATGAGTATGTGTTCGGAAAAGCTGAAATATGGCTATTAAATGGTCGCATCTCATTCATAAATCCCGATAAATCAAAGAAAACATATGGACCTAAATTCGGAAACTTAGTCGCCATATACGGCCCCGACATTACCCCATGTATCAAATCTGTCAAACGTCCACCAAAACCAAAGAAGGTAAAATAACATGCCTAGAAAGCCAATTAAAATCGATAATCTGCAAGATCTACAGTGTCCACAATGGTTACCCGCTGACGCCGCGAACATATGGAACGACATTTATCCTAGAATCAAGGACGTTTGCACCGATAAGGACTTGGATCAATTGTGCCATTTGTGCATTGCATTATCACAAGTCCGGGAGGCGACGAGACAACTTGACGTAAATGGAATGATCGTGAAGATAACCAATCGAAACGGAATCACATCCGATCAAATCTCGCCGTGGCTAACAATCCAGCACAAAAACATGGAATTAATCATGAAAATTGGCTCACGCTTTGGATTGACACCGGCTGATCGTGCCACATTGTGCATACCGGAAGATACAGATGATGAATTTGATGACTTCATTAATAACAAGTGACCCGGTAACCGAATACGCGAATAATGTTATTTACGGTGAGATTCCCGCCTGTGAGACGATCAAGAAAGCATGTAAAAGACATCTGGCAGATATTATCGATGGCATCTACCTTTGGGACGGAGAAGCAGCGGAAAGAGTATTTAAATTCTTTTCATTTTTGCGGCATTATAAAGGAGAATGGGCAGGAAAACCTTTTGAGTTAGAACATTTCCAGAAATTCATTATTGGATCTATTTTTGGCTGGAAGAACCCAGATGGCACACGTCGCTATAGGACGGCAATGATATTCCTGCCAAAGAAGAATGGCAAATCACCACTCGCCGCAGGTATTGGATTGTATCATCTAACCGCCGATGGAGAGCCAGCCGCCGAAGTTTACACCGTAGCACGTACACGCGATCAAGCTTCAATTGTCTATAGAGATGCCCGCGCAATGGTTCAAAAATCGCCGAAGTTACGAGAGAAGATATCAATACTTCGCCCGGATGCCAAAGTTGGCGGGTATATGCAGTACAAAGATTCCATCTTTGAAGCACTCGCATCCAATTTTAATAACCTCGATGGCCCACAACCCAGCGTGGTTATTATGGATGAGGTTCACCAATGGGGATCGAATGGCGCTGAACTTTTCAATATCTTCAATAACGCAACATGCTCCCGTCGTAATCCATTGATATTAATGATTACCACGACAGGAACCGATCAGAACTCATTGTGTAAAAGCAAATTTGACTATGGCATATCGATTTTAAATCGTACAATACAAGATGATTCGACTTTCGTATATATAGCAACCGCTGATGACGGCGACGAGTGGAACGATCCTTTGACTTGGCAGAAGTGCAATCCGAACTTAGGCGTATCCGTAAAGCTGAAAGCCCTTGAAATAGAGGCGCATCAGGCAGAATCATCACCATCCGAGCAAGTATCCTTCGAAATCAAACACCTTAACCGCTGGAAATCCTCTTCATCCATTTGGATTCCGTTGGAAATATGGGATCAGACATCCGACATTACACCACTTGAAGAATTAAAAGGCCGTAAGTGTTACGGTGGTCTTGACCTATCGAAGGTGAAGGATCTCACGTCCTGGTGTCTCGTATTCCCACGAGAAGATGATCCCAGGCATATCGATGTCCTGTGGCGTTTCTGGTTACCACAATCAGCGCTCGACGACAAACAGAATAAGTATAGAGATCAATATCAACGATGGAAAGCGGATGGACATTTAACGGTTATCCCCGGCCAGACGATTGATTATGAAATCGTAAGAGCCGCGATCCTTGAGGATATGCAACAGTATCAAATTGAATCTGCCAACATGGACAGGCTTTATAACGGCTATGAAATGGGAGAGAAGTTACAAGCAGATGGTTTGCCGGTTGTCACTATGGGGATGGGCTTTTTATCATTCGCCGTACCTTGCGTGGAATTTGAGCGTAAGATCCTCGAAGGCCAGATCCACCACGGTGGGAACCCAATAGCAAGATGGATGATCGAAGGTTGTACCGTAGTCACAGACGCAGCCGGGAACATGAAGCCGATGAAGGCCAATAAACAAGCCAAAATCGATGGTGTAGTTACGCTGATTTTAGCCATCGACCGCCTAATCAGACCTACCGATCCAACGGAAGAATGCCGTATCAGTTTTTTATAGGAGTGGTTCAAATTTTTAAATTACCGAAGTTTAAGAAACCAAATGAGACACAAATCCGCGAAATATTACTTGTATCTGGCTTTATTTCAGTATTAATCGGTGGCATTGCTATATATTGGCCCGGTGCTTTGGTACTAGGCGGATTATATTTGATGTTTAAAAGCGGATTGCTTTTCTAAGGTGGTGAAAAATACATATTATGTCATTTATAACGAAACTATCAACAAAAAGTAATACAAAATCAAGTAACATCTTTGAATCCCTTGGGTTTCATGGCGCACTTGGTGGAATTTCGACCGAGAAATCACTAGTCATTCCAGCAGTTTACCGTTGCGTTAACATCATAGCCGGTAACGTCGCTCAAATTCCACTCAAAATATTCCAAGAAACATTTAATAATGGTAACAAACCAGCAGTTCAACACAGGCTTTATAAGACAATAAACTCACTTCCGCATCCATTATGGACATCTTACGCATGGAAGCGATTCATAATTGAGTCATTATTGACTGATGGCAATGCCTATTGCATTCAAAATTATGTGAATGGTGAATTACAGTTGATTCCTGTCGCTCCATCGTTGGTGACAGTTGAAATAGCGGACAAGCAGACCGGCAAACTTCAATACAGAGTACAGGGATTCGATAGACCATTTCCGGCAGATCAAATGTTTATTGTCAACGGCCCGTTTTACGATGGTATACGCAGCAAGTCGCCGATTCGCAACGCTGCCGAGACTTTAAGCGTCGCATTATCGCAGCGGGAGTGGGCATCAAGGTTTTACTCGTCCGGCATCATGTCATCCGGTGTCATAACGACACCATCCGGCGTAAAACTCGATCCGGACTCCAAAAAAGCATTGAAAGAAAAGTTCCAAAAAGAAAACGCAGGTGTCAATAACTCCCATTCTCCAATGCTCCTTGAAGGTGGACTTCAATGGACGCCATTGAAAATCAGCGCGGAAGACGCCCAAATCGTTCAAAGTATGGGCTTTTCAATTCAAGAGATCTCAAGGATCTTCGGCGTACCGCTCCAATTCCTATCCGCCTCACAAGCCAATATTACCGAAATGGAACTGAAAGCATTCAATCAGAACACCATCAGACCATTATTGACGCTAATTGAACAAGAGATTGACCGGGAATTATTGACACCGCAAGAGCGTAGACAAGGATTTACAGCCGGATTCGTACCACAGGCGCTTTTAGAAACCGATGCCAAATCGCAGGGAGAAATATTGCATCTAGCTTTAAATGATGGTGCGATTACTCATGATGAATATCGAGGATTTATGGGGATGGCACCAGCGGAAGACGGTAATGGCAAGGTCAGGATGTGCAATGGCAATTTCACGCCAGTATCCGTCATTGTATCACCGGAAGGTGGTGAGTAAAACGGAACGCAAACTTGATAATAATACCCTTTTTAAGCAGTACAACCTGTTAGAAAACAAAAGTTTTAAAGATACACCCGACGGTATGACTTGTACATTCGTCTTTTCAACCAATGGAATTGACCGAGACGGCGACAAAATTGATCCAAAAGGTATCCGATTGGAGAATTACAGAAAGAACCCAATTATTCAGCTTTTTCACTCCTCAAACATCCTTCCGCCAGCTAAATCCCTTCGTGAATGGGTAGAAGATGACAAAATCCTTTCGGATGCACTATTTACGCCCAAAGATCTATATCCACTCGGCTATACTGTCGGCGAAATGTATAAAAATGGTTTCATGAACGCAGTTTCTATCGGCTTTCTAGGCGTCAAATACG